TGAGCTACGTCCTTTGAGATGGCCGCGTTGGCCTGCCCGGAGGACATGACGAACAGGGAAGCCCCACCTAGGGCGTGCTGGTCTTCAAGTCCCTGCTTCTCGCCGAAGGCGGCGTTCAAGGTGCAGGCTGTGTCGGCAGGCCATTTGCGGTCTGCTCCAGCGCCGCTTTCAGCATCGGCGGAAGATCCTTTCCTCGCTTGCTTGCCCTTCGCAAGATACCCGCGCAAGCCTTGGGCGATAGATAGAATCTCTGCGGCAGCTCGCCAGTCTCCAGTACCTGTGACAGGGTCACGGTGGGCAACAACGAAGACCCGTCGTCGGCGTTGTGGAACTCCAAAGTGCTGTGCGTCCAGGATTCGGTAGGCGACGCCATACCCGCGCTCGACCAGCCCTTGAAGGAGGCATCCGAAGTCAGATCCTTTAGGTTGACCCGACGACAGGCAGCCTGGAACGTTTTCCCATAGGACATATTTGGGTTGGAGCTTTGCAGCCAGCTCAAGAAAGGAGAACATGAGTTGTCCGCGGGGGTCGTTGAGGCCGCCTCTTTTGCCGGCGACGCTGAAGGACTGACATGGGGTCCCGCCAACGAGGAGGTCCACATCTCCAGTTGCAAGGGGCCAGGTGTTGAATTCGGTGAGTGATCCGAGGTTGGGGACGTCATATGGGTAGTTTGGTTGGGTGAAATGGTGCTTCAAAATGGCACATGGAAACGGCTCGATTTCGCTGAAGGCCACCGGCCTCCAGCCGAGATGATGCCAGGCGACGGAGGCTGCTTCCATGCCGGAGCAGACGGAGAGATATCGGATAGGTTGAGACATTGGGTTGGGATAGGTTTGATGGATTCAGACGAAGTGTCGGTCAATGAAAATTTATGGGGAAGTGATGGTATGCCCCTTGGCTTTGCCGACCCAGCAGAGGTAGCCTTCGGTGATGGAGTCGAGACTGGACATCTGCTCGGCAGGCACGATGTAGGACATCCGGCTAGACCCACGGAAGTAACCTAGGTTGGCGTCGTTGATCACGTCCTTGCGTTCAGCCCACCCGACGAAGGTCACGATCTGTTCGTCGTAGCGTACGCGCATGAGGGCGTACACATCGATGGCTTCCTTGGTAGTCCACTTGCCGTCGATCTGGTAGGCGGGGACGAGGAGGTGAGGGTTGTCATGGTGACTGGACTTAACCTCAATCAACTGACCGTTGCCGGCGACGAAGTCCGGCGTACCGCTCCTCGCGTACACGGTGTCGTCACGCTCAAGGTCGAAGATGCGTGAGAAGCCAATCTCGCCGAGCAGCCCGACCAGGTCGGACACCAGACCGGACTGCTTGCCCGCCTTCTGGTCGGCGACGCCGGCCATGCGGTTGGATTCGCCTCTCGCCCTGGCTTCGGCCTCGGCGTTGCGCATCGTGATTTCGTCGAGCTTGATGGACAGGGTCATATCACCAAGCCCAAGTCTTCGGAGGTTCGGCGTCCGGCGTCTTCTGCTCGGCTACGCCGTGGCAACGCTTCTTGTAGTCACACCACTTGCACTTGAAGTCATCGACGCCACGACCGATGCGGCCAAGCTGCTCCGGGTTGTCGGTCTTCACGATGCGGACGGCGCGGTCGATGTACATCTGGGCGTCGCGGGCGTTGAACTGGACGATCTCCACATGGATCTCGCCGGTGTCGCGGTTGATTGCCGTGAACAGGCAGGACAGAAGGTCCTTGTACGCCATATAGATTTGCACCTGGGCGTAGTACACAGGCTTGGAATCCTTCAGCCCCTTCTTCACGACGTCGCTCCAACTCTTGTCGCCGAGGGCTTTGCTTTCCCATAGGCAGGGGTAGAGCAGACCCTTGATCGCAGGTCCGCCTTTGATGATGCCGTCGAGATGCCCCTTGAACTTGTCGCCTGCGTCGGTGATTCCGAACTGCTTGCCGTCCAACTGGTGGGTCTGTAGGTCGAAGCCGGCGAATATAAGATATTGGGCGACGCGGGTTTCGCCGTCATGTCCCATGTCGAAGATGCGTAGGGTGTTGGCCTTGAAGTCTGCACCTTCGTCCTTCGGCGTCATGTGGTATTCGTACGCCAGGCGTCGCTCGCATTCGTCGCCGATGCGGGAAGCTCCGAGGTACTGTCGCGGAGTCTGCTTGCCACGATGCTCTTTGATGCCCGCGTCGATCAAGGCTTTCACGCCTTCGGCAATCTCGCAGGGTTGGGTTTCTGGTTTGAACATATTAGATGGAAAGAATCTTGGCTTTGATGAAACGCTCGCGCCACTTCCAGGTCAGCGCGCACGTCGCCCGGTACTTGGTCATACCCACGGACGAGAACACATCAAGCCCAAGCTGGACAAGTTGCTTGTCGGAGGGAGGCTCGGTCAGCCAACGCTTGCTCTTCCGGGCGGCGTCCTTGTCGCCATGCTCGCGGAGGTAGTCGTCGGCGGAGGCGACAGCCTGGAGCCGGTCGTCGGTGACGGAGATGAGCGTCGCACCAGTCTGTCCGTCCCGGCCGCCGATGGCGTACTGCTTTCCGTCGTGCTGCACGACTACGACCCATGCGGTCATAGCGGAGGCGATGGTCACGATGCCGTCCCAGAAAGATTCCCACCGAAAGGGGGACATCTCAAGGATCTCCACCTCGGTGAGGGTGAAGTTCTCAAGCGCACCGCGTTCCTCGGCTTCCTTCTGGCGACGCTCGACGCCGTCGAAGATATGCTCGCAGGCCGGACAGGTGGCGACGCCGAGGGGTACTTCCATCTTGCAGGAAGGGCAGACCTTGGTCTTCGCCTGGCCCTTGGTAGGTTCAAGGACGACGTCGCTGTCCAGTCCGCCGTGGGTTAGGATGGAGTATCCGAAGTCCAAGACGATGCAGTCTGACTTGATGACTCCTGGGTGCTTCTCCGGGTCTACCTTGCGCAGGCCACGACCAATCATCTGGATCATCGTGGACTTGAATGAGCAGGGGCGGAGGAGTAGGACGCAGCTTACGGTCTGGCAGTCATAGCCCTCGGTTAGGACGGCGACGTTGACCAGTACTTGGGTGCGGTCTTTCTCAAAGTCGATGAGGGCGCGACGGCGGTCGCCGTCAGACAGGTTGCCGTGGACGATGTCGGCCTTGATGCCAGCGTCGCAGAAGGCTTGGGTGACATGCTCCGCATGCTCGACGGTGGAACAGAAGGCGATGGTCTTCCGGCTTCCGGCCTTCTCGCGCCACTCTCCGATGACCCGCTCGGTGACTGCGGACTTATCCATGATCTTCTCCACCTCGGCCATGTCGAAGTCGGCGACAGTCCGCCGGACGCCTGCCAGTTCAGAGCGTAGTCCGCAGTCGATGACGAAGACGCGGGGGCGGACCAGGTTGCCAGCCTCAATCAGCTCTTTGATGGAGATGACGTCGGCGACGTTGGAGAAGACGGCGGCTAGGGCTTTCTTGTCGGCGCGTTGAGGGGTAGCCGTCACGCCCAGGATGCGGACAGAGGGATTCAACTCCCTCGCCTTCTCGACGATGCGGATATAGGATTCAGCTGCGACATGGTGCGCTTCGTCGATGACGAGCAGATCCACAGGCGGCATGGTGGCGAGGTTGTCTTCCCTGGCTAGGGTCTGAACCATCGCAAAGGTGACGCCATCCGACCATCGTTTGCGGTCGGCTGCGTAGATGTCGGTCGGCGTGTCGGCGTCGATGCGCCGGTATGTCGCCCGGTTCTGGGCGACCAGTTCGTCGCGGTGTTGGAGGACGATGGTCTTGCCTTTTCCGGCGGCCTTGATGGCGGCGGAAAGCATGACGGTCTTGCCCGCCCCAGTAGGGGCGACGCCGAGCGTATTGCCCTTGTCGTTGAGGGCGTAGTTGATCTTGTGGACGAAGTCCACCTGCCTAGGCCGGAGCTTCATCGTGAAAGGGAAGACTCCCCTGTGCCTTTCGGTAGGGAGGGGAGCCGTTGTAGTTTCCCGCTAGAGCGGAAAGAGGGGGGCGGCGGGAGAGGCAAACCCAACATCTGCGTCACCGCTGCGAGCGTGGACGGAAGTGTCTGGACCGACGGCCAGGTTGTCGTCCCGCTCTCACCCTGTGTTTTAAAGAGCAAAAGGACAAGCGTCCCTTGAGAAGATGCTGACATGTTATTCAGATTTGTCAGCAACTTTCTCAAGGGACGCCTGGAGTAGGACGTATTAGAACGGATTGGAGGAAGACGGAGTCTTCACCCAGCCCGGAGCGGCGGTCGGAGTCGGAGCGGAGAAGGCCGCAGCGCGAGCCTGCTCGACGACGCCAGACTGACCGGCGACCAGCTTCTGGAAGTCGCGGTAGCCGCCGGAGGCTGGGTTGGGCGACAGCCATTCGCCGACCTTGTTCTTGTCGGCGTACGCCGGGTCGGTGTTCTTCTCGACCTTGACCTTGATGGCTACGCGCTGGCCGTCCATGAAGTTCATGATCATCAGAGTATCCCTGCCGTTGAACGCCTCGTAGGACTTCGGGTCGGAGGGCTTGAAGTGACCGCTAGACTCGAAGATGCGGGTGATGGACGTGATGCCCATCTTGCGCCACTTCTCGCCGTTGCGGTCGTCCTGCACGTCGGGGATCATGTCGAAGACCTTGCGGCCTTCGTGTTCACCGCCGATGACCGTGAGCGTCACCGGGTAGTAGGTGCCGCCGCTGGACTTCGACTGCTTCGCGCCGCCGATGGTGATCAACGCCCACGCCAGGGTGCCGTTGGGGATGAGTTCCGGGGCCGAGCCGGCGCCGGAGGTGGGGGAGAACATGCTCATATTATGTATTACTTGGTGTTGGTATTGGGGGTGGAAGCGGGAATGGTGCGGACGAGGTTGGTATCGACACGCTTACCGGAGCGGATCTTCTTGATGAGCGCACCGAGGTCCGGGGCTTCAAGCAGGTCGAGGCGACCGGAGCGGTCCTTGGCGGGGTAGCCCCACGGATTCTGCTGCTGGCAGCAGAAGGCGCGGTACATCGAGCCGTCCTCGTTCTTGAAGTTCTGGAGGGTGATCACCTGGTCGAAGATACCCGGCAGCTCACGGCCGGTCTTGGAGCCTTCAATCTGGGGATTCCACGACACGCGCTTGAGGTCGTCGATTTCCTGGTCGAGGATGCCAGACAGGATGATGGACTTGTTGGAGTGCTGGAGGTGGGTCAGCCAGCGGATCATCTCCTGGCCGAGCAGACCATAGGCACCGCGAGTGTCGGGCTTGCCTTCACGGTTGAACGTCTCCGGCTGGACCTTCGCCCACTTGAAGCACTCACGACCGGCGACGGTGATGGAGTCGATGAAGATCGTGTCGTACTTGGCAAGGTCGATGTTGGAGAAGGCGGTGGCGACGGCGTCGTACACCGGCTTGGAGTACGGACCGGTGGCATCGCTGGGGTCATGGCCGCCGACGTACAGGGCAAGGGCGCGGGCGATTTCCCACGGATACTTGCCAAAGGTCTGGGCGACATCGCGGACGTCGATGACGTCTGCCGGCCAGTCCTGGATGGCGAGGGTTCCGGCTTCCAGGTCCACGAAGAGGGTGGTCTTCGGGTCGAGGGTGCGAGCCTGCGTGGTCTTGCCCACGCCGGCGGGGCCGAACAGGGCGATGTTAATCTTGGGTACGGCCTTGAGGCGGTCGTCAGCCTTGATGATTTTGATCATGTGGTTGGGTTGGGAGATTAGGAAACGAAGGTGAACTTGGGTTCGCTGTACTTGACGGTGCGGGCGTCGAGCAGCTTGTCGCGGAGGGTGTTGTCGGTGACGGACTGGAAGGACTTCTCCGGAACGGAGAACTCAATCTTGAACATGCGCTGAACCTGGTCGTAGGGCAGGGAGCGGGCGACCAGTTCAAGCTTGGGGCTGTCCCACTTGACGGTGGCGCGAACCTCGGACGTGAGCTTGACGCCCTCGGACTCAAAGGTGTGCTGGCCGTGGGTCTTGCCTTCGTCCTCCAAAGCGGACTTGATCACGTCGGCGAACCGGGTGGTCAGTTCCGACTGGATGTCGGCGAGTCGAGCCTTGGCGGCATCGACGATGTTGTTCTGGATGGAGGCGGCGTCGCGGAGTTCCGCGACGTCCATCTCCGAGAGAGCCTTAACGGCTGCTGCGGACTTTTTGTTTTTCATCGGTGTTGGGGGAAAGCTTCTTCTCGGCGTTGGGGGCGGAGTTTAGCAAGAAAGAGTTAAGGTCAATGACACGGCCGTCACGCTTGGCAAGGTCCATCAACTGGACGATGCGGTGCGCCGGAAGGCTGTCGCGTTCCGACCACTTCTCGATGGTCTTGATCGAGAGAGTGTAGCCGGCGGCGTTAAGTTTACGCCAGAGATTGATGCGACCGCCGAAGTGGGCGACCAGCTTTTTAATGTCGAGTTTGATGTCCACGGTGTTGGGTCCGATGAGAGGGTTGTGCCTACTGGGTGTAGGGTCGTCAATCACCACTTTGTTTTTACTATGCTTTTTTTACAGGCTTGACATCTCCTACGAAATGTAGGATGCTGTCTTCCTTCCTCCCAACATGAAGATCCAATACATCAAGCCCAGCCTCATCAAACAGTTCGCCAAGTCGCACGGTAAGCGAGTGTCGAAGGAATTCCTTTTCGCCCTCGATGCGTACGTCGAGCGTAAGGTCGCCGACGCCTGCGCCACGCACAACGCCGGCAAGAAGACCCTCGACGGCGGCGTCGCCCACTACCTGTTCGTGGGCGGCTTCAAGAAAGCGAAGTAATCAACGCCGGCCCTTCATCATCCTCGCCAGTAGCGCGAGGGTGATAAGGGCAAGGCAAACGCTGAACACAGCGGTCGCACGCTCGGTGTCTTCAAACGCCGAGCGTGCTGTGTTTAGTTGGTTCTCGACGCGCGAGCTGTCACTCTTGATCGAATCCTCGGTGACGATGATAGCCATCGCGCCTGGATCTGTCAGAGCAAGCCGGATATCCTCCATGATCATCCACAGCCGGACGCATACGGCGTCGGCGATGAAGAGCGTACCAAGCAACGCCACCTCAAGGGTGGGCATGGTCTTACTTTTTCCTTTTACCACGGCCGCCTCCCTTCTTTACCTTGGCAACCTCCGCCTCCCCTTTCGCCTTAACCCAGGCGATGGCATAATCAACGATGTGAGTTGCGGCGGCGCCGGCTACGCCGATGCAGGCCGTCTTCAGACCCTGCGACATAGCCACTTCCTGTAGACCTTGGCCGACCAGCCAGGCGACGATGCCAGCGGCAAGGACGTGACGCGCAGCCTTACCGACGGTCATCTCCGCGTCGTTTGAAAGTAGGATCTTTGCCACCATTCCGGCCATACCGATAAGGGCTGCCGTGAATCCACCTTGCTTGAGGTGCGTGATTAGGTCCGCTCCGGACTGGGCTTCATCTGGTGGCTTCATCGGCGTCTGTATCCCATCTTCCAGAGGGCTTCGGCTACGATGGTCGCCGTTGTAGCCACATTCTTTTCAGCCATGTATGGACAGGCGACGTGCAAAAATTCGTGGATTGCAGAATCTAGCATTTCAGACTCCGGCTGCCGAGGATCAAGAGTCACCTCGCCGGTAGCCTTGTCGGCCTGGCCGAAGTCGGTGCTGTTGGAGTTGGTGGGCGGATGTTCGCCCAGCTCCTTAAACTCCACCTTGATCTTTGGGCGTGTCTTCATTGGCTTTGTCACGGACGTAGTCCCACAGCAGGTAGAGCAACAGTCCACACCCGACGGCAAGCGAACCTCCGGCGATATAATTAAAATACGGACTATCCACCACGAATGGGAATGCGCCGATTGCACCACCGCACAGCAGCAATGGGATGCCGGTGCGTGGACCTACCAGGGCAGTCACCACCCCGCCAATCACAGCCAGCGCGACGCCGGCCATGGTCCAGATATCCTTCTTCCCCTGCTCGATCTTCTCGGTCAGTTCGGCAATCTTCTTGTCCTTTAGGTCGGAGACGCGCTTGGCTTCCGCCTGGTCTTTCTCAAGCCGCTCCCACGCCTTGTTGACCGCCGTAGCCAACTGGCGACCGAAGGCCATCTGCTTGGCGTAGTCGATTTCACTACCCTTCGCCGCCCGCGCTTCTGCGAATGCGACATCCGCAGGCGGAGGAGGGGGGAGGTATGACTGGGCTAGGCGAGACTCGGCGACGACGACCTTTGGCTTGTCGGCGTTACGCTCGATGGCGACCAGGGCAGCACCGACGCGATGGTCGGTCTTGTCCAAGTCCTTGCCAAGGGTCGTGACGGCGTCCGGCTTGGTCGGCGCGGGGGGCTGAACTGGCAGCTCCGGCTTGGACGAGCATCCTGCCAGCGCGAGTAGTACGACTGGCAGGACGTACCGCACTTACTCCTTGTCGGACTTGAAGACTTCGGCGACTTCCTTGATCTTGGCGACCTTGGAGGACTTGGCATTTTTCACGCCGGCGGCAAAACCGCAGGCGAAACCA